ATTTTTCCTCCAGCTTCACAAGCCCACCCATATCATCCTTATAGCATAGTCCCCAGAATTGGCACTTGCCGTAGGGCTTAACACAGCTTGAGAAGTTACGGTGAAACACCCCGTTCTTAATCGAAGCATTGATATAATCAAAGTTCTCAAGTACGATCTGCTCTGTCTTCTCCGGGATAGAGTCGATTACAACCTGAACATAAACCTTTGGATTAATTTTTACATTCCATTCGCCGTTACAGCGCGAACCAGAAACTACGTTGTTGCAGGTCTTATGCGTTGTTCCTTCGTTAACATAGTCACACTGACGACAAACCTTTGTTTTGTTCTTACGGATGTTTTTATTAAAAACAATGTATCCTGCGCGACGGGTGTTATTATAGTTACTGCTAAGAGAATGAACGTAAAGGGTTAGCTGCGGCGAAGTGAGAACCGAGTCAACCGCATAATCCTTTGCTGAAGTCTTAAAGTCAAATACAATCGGCTCATCGTATCCTTCCCACTCACTCACCATATCGGCATAGCCAACAACTAAGTCGCCAACATCGTTCTCAAGTTTGCAGTAAACTTGGGTGCCGTGTAGCTTTTTAATTTTGGGTAGAACTTCTTGGCGCATTGCATCAATCATCAGCAAGCCCTTGCGGTAAAGGGAAAGCCAATTAGCATAGTTCAAGAGTTTCTTACGATCTTCGGGAAGATTATCAAATCCGGCGTATTCTTTCTCTTCATAGACTTTACTTACTTCTTGAAGAGGAAGTTCAATTTTAAACTCTTCTGCTAGTTTACGAATGTCTTCTGGCTGAAGTAACTCTTCATCGTAGTCAGAGTTAGCATATACAACATTAGTGGCTGTAGGCAAATAGGTTTCTTTGCCATTAATTTCTTGAAAACGCCAGAAGTAACCAAAAACATCTTCTGCCTTTTTTTCTTTATCTTTTAGAATAGAGGTGAATGCAGCATCAACCGCAGAGCCAAAGGCAAGTGCCGCGTGTTGAGTAGTAGAGCGTAGTCTGTCAACATAGTGGTATTTCCACTTTGTCGGACAATCCATGAATTGATTAGATGCGCTATGAGAGAGTTTGTTCTTCATCTTGATTATACGTTATCACAACTGACTTAATCTTTGTCAAGTCTTTTCCGCCAGCACGAACATAGTCCTCTTGACCACCATCAACGTATGTTTCGTTATTACATCCACACTTTTTAAAATCCCATCTAGTGTAGGATATTAGAACAACGCCACACTCTTCGCATATAATACCCTTTAGTTCCGTTTTCATCCATGATCCTTTACATCACAATACCGACAATAATAATACCGATCAGTAAATCCATCATATAAAACGTACTCATGTTTACATCCTTTAGTTTCAAGCAAATCAAGTTTAATTTGATTCTCTTCGGGAGTTTTCATCATCCATTCGCCAATTTCGTGATCGTAATAAAACTCTATTTTACTCATAAAAGATGGTCAGTGTTTTATCAAATGAGGTACTGCACCATGAGCCTCTCGTCAATGGGGCTTATGGCTCATCCATTAACTAGTAATTTTAAAGCAGCCTTAAACTTTCTCTCTGAACAACCAATGTTCAATCTAAAGTTCTCGTAAGTCCCGCCAGATACTTCTCCCTTTAAAGAAATTAAATATTCTGGGCAAGTACCCTTTGCCCATAAAAACATACCCGATTCATTTAAAACTTCAAATGGAAACAAATGCTTTATTTTTTTTATTCTCTCCCACCGAGAGTCTAAAATCTTTTTGCCATAACTAAATACAGTATTCTTTAGTGTAAGCTGTGTTTCAATAATCTTTTCGGCTTTAACTTGTGCGTCAATTGAAAGACCGCCCGTGCTGACTTCTATGTAGTGCTCTAGCTTTTTTGCTATAATCTTATCTTTAATTAAAGCCCAACCTATCCTTGTGTTAGCGTGCCCCGTTGCTTTGCTTAAAGAGAAAACCATAATGGGGTGGTCATACATTACTGCGTCTGTGTATTGCGGCCAGTTATAGCATAGGTCAAGTATTGTTGCTTCGGATGTATTAGAAATCCTGCCATCGGGGTTGTTTGGGTTTGTTACAACCTTAATCCCACCAAGCCTATCACTATACCAATCTAAGTTAGATAGGTTTGCCAACATTGGAAACCGCGAAAAGTATGGGGGCTGCGCGTAAGCCGAGCAGCCATATGCTTCTTCTCTCAGAACATGAAAAAGACCCAATATAATTTGAGTCGCCCCGGCAGCAACTACAATATGCCGGTTTTTAGTTTCTGCGTTTTTAACCTTTTTGTGTAATTTTTTTATTCGAGATCGAAGCAATTTTCTTGAGCCCATCGCATAATTCTTTGTTCTACTGGCTCTTTCCATTTTAGGTAATTTTTTTTTATGCCAGTAAAAATCCAAAAAACTTGGGCTACCCCAAGCCATATCAATTTTCTGCTTCTTTTTTTTCTTTGTCATATGTTTCTTTTGTGTATGAGAAAGTCAGAGCTGCGCCTATAATCCACAAAGGAATTAAATAATACCCACTGTCCGTGGCTTGTATCCTGTCTACCAAGTTATATCCAGTGTGTGCTAAAAGTAAATAGCAAGCGGTTAAGTACAGGTCGTGTGCAATTCTAAGGATTTGACTCATTATCCCCCCCTAGAGCTGCCTCGGCTTTTACGGGATGACTTCGTGCTTACTTGTGATTTTTTGGTTTCAGACTTTGATATTTGTGTTTTGACTGATTGTTTTTGTTCTTCCTGTGTAACAGGAGAGTCTGAAGCATTTGTTAGTTTTTTAAAGATTTCAATGTTTTTGCTATTTGGTTTTTTCATAAAGTTAGTCTTTCATTTTGAAATCGACCCGTATCATAAGGCCGTGTTTTTTAATTGGGACTTTATCCTTATTTAAAAATGGCCGGTACTTCCATTTTTCAACTGCTCGCTTTGCTTCAAATGCAAAATAGTTTTTATTCTTTCCGTCGAGAATCCTGACGTTTTGTACTTCGCCCTTTTCTGTTACATCAACTTTTAACATAACCCAACCTTCAATGCCTTTAATCGCCGCCGCTCTCGGGTACTTGGGTCTTATTTTATAATAGGCAGTTCCTGTGGAATCTCCTTTATTTTTCGACCCATACCCGGCTGCTTGTTTTTCTTCTTCTTTAGTCCCAGCGGTTTCCCCTTTATCGTCATGTAGTTCTTTGTCAGATGGTTCGGTTTTTTCCTGTGGGGTTGTCGGTTCTACCGTTGGTGCTGGTGTATTGATTATAGTTTTTTCTTCGTCGGACTGTTCAGGAGGTGTGTCTAGATATTGATAGTCGTCCGGTTCCTGAGTCGTTTCCTCTTTCGCTGGTTCGCTTGGTATGCTGCTAATTCCTTTGACTGCTCCAACAAGCGATAGGTGGATTATAAGCGAATAAAAAATCGCGCCGGTCATTGTTTTTGGGGACAGATTTTTTTTAATGAAGGTAAGTGCTTGTTCCTTTTTACTTGCCCAGTTCGTCTTTTTCATATTGTAAAATTAATTTATTTAAATATTCCCTAGCTTTAAGCAGGTCTTCTTTTCCGTTCTTATGCTTATACCGAGTAACATACTTAATGATGTTACCTTCGAGGAATCCCATATTATGCGAAGCTATATAATCCCAACATTCAATTCCGTTGTTATAATGCGCGGGGTGTTTTGTTTCATATTTTGTTGATGCAGGGTGTGTCTCGTTTGTATAAACGGTCACTGTTGCATCATCATAAATCCTTTGCTTAGTCATTAATACTTACTCCTTAAAAATTCTGAGACTTTGGAAAACCAATCTGAAATTTTTTGGGCTTCCCCGGCTGTGTGCGCGAAGGTCATAAATGGATCGCATTCGCAGGTCACTCTTCCATCTGGTTCTAAAATAAATGCGTGCGTGTGCCGATGTGCCCGCATACGCGACATAGGTTTTTTAACTTTTGCTTTCTTCTGATTCTTTAATTTCCGTATAGCCATAAAACTCCTTCAATGTTTGAATTAATTTTAAAATTTCAGGGGGGGAATACCCAATTTCTCTTATATAATAAAAGCAGCAGACAATCAAGGGTACGTTAGAAGACTGAGAAATCCTAGACACAAGATCGTGGTGATCTGCATTAGGATTGTTTTTTACCATCGCCTGTACAAACGGCTTAATTACTTTATACCGATCTAACGAGATGACCATTTATGTCTTTGACGCCTACAATAAAAGATAATTGTTTGTCTATTTCATCTGCACTGGCTTTAACTTTTAAAACAACTTCTGGGTTTAAATAGAGATAACTTACTTCTGCTGAGTTTGTTGGGCTGGGTTCATAAAAAAGTATTTTATCTAAAGCTACGCGAACAACGGTGTTTGAGCCAAGTAACTTAAAAGATATGAACATTATCTTACCATCCCAGATTTAATCAGCTTGATTACTTCCCGCTTTAGTCTTTTTTTAATTTTTCTTTTGCTTTTGGCTTTAAGCCCGCTATTGTGTAAAAGTAATAAAGCAAGCCATTTTGGAATGTCCACTGTACCGTTGTCTTTTAAAACCATGTTCTCTAACCCATTTGGGTCTGAATACATTTTTTTATATCGAGTAATCTTATCCATTATTTACCACCAGTCTAAGGCCGGGCTTAGAGCTACTAACTATTGAGATTTCTCCATTAGTATTTCTAAGTACCTTATCTCCTCTTTTAAGGTTTACCGCGTCGTCATAGTCATTTGGGTCTGCCCCATAAATAAACCATATATCAACGTAGTATGTCACGTCTTGCCCAAGGCCAGTCGTTTGAATTATTTCATACCGATATGTACCGTCTAGTGGTGCGGCTGGCGATATGTTTGGTTTTCTTTCATCATCCATATATCTGTTATAGAATACAAACGCCACCAGCGCAAGCTAAATTCTCAACTCTGGTTGTGTTGTCTTCTTCCTCTTTTACGTTTCGCAG